GCCACTGCACCTGATCCACATACTCAGGTGGCACTGGGTACAACTGCCAGCGGCTGCTGGTTGAGGTCTTGATTTCTACGAGACCGTCGGTGTCGCCAATGATGGTGCGGTCGAGTGACGCCATTGCCCAAGGGTGCTCCTTGAGGCGCACGATGCCATTCGACTTTCGCAGCTTCTTGCCAGTCTCCGCCGTGTAGTAGTCAGCGACTGCCTGCTCTAGCAACTGCCCACGCTGGGCTGCTGCTCCGACTTCCTGCTCACCGACCTGACCAGTCAACTCTGCCCAGAGTCGGTATGCGGTCTTGTACGGCGAAGTGCCGTTGATGGCGGTAATGCCGGTGGCGGTGATGCCGCCCTTCCGCATCTCGAACCACTCTGGGCTGCGCTGTGGTGCTGATACAAACTCGTAGCGCTTGCTCACTTGACCACCTCCCAGATGACTACCGCGATGATCCAAGCAACCATCAATGCGACGGTGAACTTGGCGCGCTCAATGCTGCGCTCGCGTCGTTCGAGCTGCTGGTACTCCGATGTGAAGTACGGCCGCACAACCATCTTGGGCGTGTTCTTACGATTGACTTTCACAGTGACCCTCCTACGACTAGCACCACGATGATGCACGCAATGAAGAACACATAGCCTGCGACCTCAGAGATGCTTGGCATCTCGGTGTATGCACGCATCCCTGCGAAGTCCGACTTAGGTCGGTTGCGATTGTCCGGTGTGCGCGGATCGTAGTAGCGCGTGTACTCGCCGTTCTTCAGAACGCTGAATGTCTGTGGCTTCCTCTTCACTTTGACCTCCTGTACCAGCAGAGCCGAATGGCTCATTCCTCACTGGCAGGGGCATCATACGCTCAACGCAAAGCAGCCGTCAACCCCTAATGCACAAGATGTGGGGTGAATATCTTTTATGCAGGGTGAATAGCCCCTGGGTGGGGAGGGTCCACCCAGGGGAAGCCGCCTAGGACGGCTGCGACAAGTCCTCTAGAGCGAAGGCGATGAGGAGCCTGAGGCAGATGCCACACAGAAGCACCTGCTCAGACTCCACCTCCCAGACCCTGCTCTGTAGCTCACAGACCGAGCAAGTGCCATAGGGGCGCTTGACTCGGACTGGCACGGCTTACCTCTTGAGGCCGTAGGCGCTGTTGTCTCGGTCAAGAGCCTTGACCACGATGCCCAGCCCTGAGGCGAGACCAGCCGAGACGATGGTGCGGAAGTCGCCACCCTGAATGTCGAGCAGCGGAATGCCGAGACCGAGCGCCACCGAGATGCTCACGGTGAGGAAGGTCTTGACGAAGTCCAGCGCGATCTCATCGATCTGGGTGTTCGCGGCGATGTACTTGAGTCCGGCGAAGATGCGGTTCATACCTTTTTCCTTTCCTGTAGCGGCTGCTGCCGCGTTGAGAACTGCAAGACCGTCAGCGGCGATAGCGCCCCAGTCAGCCTTGCCGATCTGATCCAACTGCGCCTGTACAGCGTCAGGTGTCTTAGTACCCTTTGCCACCTTTCGTGGCTCTGCGTGGCTCCTAGGTGCCTCTGCGACGATTCTAGGAGCAGGTGCTGGCGTAGGTGCCGCAGGCACGACTGGCGCTACCACAACTGGCGCAGCGACTGGTGCTGGAACTGGGGCCACTACTGGAGCAGCCACTGGGGCTGGCGCTGCGACCTTGCCTGGGTGGGTGACGATCAGGATGCACTTGTAGTCAACGCCAGCCTTCTTCGCCTTGAACTTGCTATTGGCGATCTGGCGGAGTTGCGCCTCTGTGACCGGCACGCCGTACTTCTCAGCGGCGACCTTCTCGTCGCGCGTCGGACACGCCCACTGCCAGCCGTCAACATCGTCATAGCCTGCGCTCGTCATATGGCCGTAGCCAGCGGTGACGGTCTTAGGGTCTTTCTTGGTCCAGTAGCGCTTCCAACCGTCGTGCCACTTGCTGATCGGTACGCCTGCTGGATAGAAGGCTGGTCCCTGCTGTACCCAGATCTGTAGAGCAGCGCCGCCCTTAGCGGCTGCGACCGCGTCCGCCCAAGACTTCGCGTAGCGAGCCTTGCCACCTAGGTGCGCGATGACCTTTGCAGCCTCGGCGAGAGAGCCGCCGTTATCGGACTTGCCCTGAATATCTTTGCGCCCAGTGACCTTCTTCATTGCTGCAACACCGTCAGCGGCGCTGTAGTCGACCGTGTAGCCAGAAGCCCACGAGACTGCGGCGGCACAGGATGACCAGGTGCAGTCATCAAGGATCTGCTTGCCGCCCTTTAGTTGCGCCTCTGCGTCGGAATAGAGCTGCGACTTGACCTTGTACTTCATTACTCCTCCATCCATCGAAGTGGTCCTGTGATTAGCCAGATCAGTGTCAGACCGCCGAAGAGTGCGGCCATCGTGGACTGCGTGTCGCCCTCTGGCAGAACAACGACAGCGAAGAGCAAGCCTAGGATTGTCCAGGCTCCGCCTACTAGGTCAACGATGATGCGCTTGATCACTTGCTTGCCTTTCTCGCCGCAGTTGCTGCGCTAGATGCAGCAGCCACAGCAGCACTTGCCACCTGGCTGATCACGATTGCCACAGCAACCGGCGCAGCCTTCTTCTTCTCGGCAGGTGAGAGATCTTTGCCTAGGTTGGTAATCGCCTCCACTGCCTTAGTCACAGTCTCAGCGACAGCAGCGACAGCCTCACCAACTGCCGCAACCGTTTGCTCTCCTATGTTATCTGGCGATGAGGTCGGTTCAGGTGTTGGCTCCACGCTCGGAGCTACGGATGGTGAGTCACTAGGTACAGCAGTGGGATCAGGAGAAGGGGACTCACTCGGACTAGGTTCTGGCGTGGGGTCAGGCGTGGGCGACGGCTTGGGTGTGGGAGTCGGTGATGGGATCGGCGATGGTTGGACACTTGGCACCTCACTTGGTGACGGCTCCGGCGTGGGTGTCGGAGTCGGCTCAATGCTTGGCTCTACAGATGGTGACGGTTCTGGCGTTGGTTCTGGAGAAGGCTCCACACTTGGCGAAGGCTCTGGACTTGGCTCAACTGAAGGCTCTTGGCTTGACTCTAGAGTGGGCCATGGCACGACATAGGTCGGATCGGTAATCGTCAGGAAGCCAGCACCGCAGCAGGAATCGGTGGCGTTGATCGCCCAGCCGTACACATCGCCTGCTTGCAGCTCGATGAGGATGCTGCCCTGCACATCGTTGCCGCCATTGGGCTGCACGAGCACGGTCTCTACGCCATTGAGTAGGAAGAGCGGACGGTCAAAGAATGGCGAGTCAGTGGTGGTGAAGTGCCACAAAGCGGAGTAGGTGAAGTCGCTCTCGGCGACGGCCGTGTAGGACGCGGTGTTAGAGCCGCCTCCCTGATTGGGTCCAGCCAGGGTGAAGCCACCATCTAACTCTGTGACCGAGCCACCGCCGGTGGTAGTGAATGTCCAGACAGGCATCGCCAGAATCGGCGCGACCATAGAGCAGGTCAGGATGATGCCCAGCAGTGGAAACGCGAGCCGCTTCACTTAGAGAGCAGCGATGCGAGTAGTGGGATCAGCACGCTGAACAACAGCGCGGCAATCACCACCAATCCTCCTTTGATCCTGTCCACATCGGAGCGCACCTGATCCAACTTTGCGGAGTGTGCGTCCAGTCGTTCGATTAGCGAGTCAATCTGGCGTGGGGTCATCGTGACTCCAGCGCGGCAGTCAGCGCCAGCAGCGCGTCAGTTCGAGTTGCGCCAGTGCCTGTGACCAGCGGCTCGCCGTCCATCTTGTCGGATGCGATGGCAGTCCACACGCCGTCAATCTGGTCAAGAAGGATGATCTGCAAGCCCTGCAAGGCAGAGGCCGCAGTGGCTTCATTGAGTGCCTGAAGTTCAGCGTCCATTACGCACCGATCCTTCCGACACTTAGGGCCGGATACGCGCCAGTGACTGCCACTGTGTTGAGAGCGCCACCTGATTGCTGCAAGCAAGTCAGCCTGACTGTATCGCCTGCCGCTAGGTAGAGATTTGTTGAGACAGAAAGAATCGTTGAGGCAGCTGGTGATGCAAGAACCTGCATTGTTCCAGCATCTGCGCCATTGACAATGATTGAGAGCGATCGCCTGCCAACTGCGTTAGCGGCGAAGGCAATGTTTCCGCTGATAGCATAGAAGCCATCCTGACCGATTTCAATCTCGTCATTGGCGTTGACAAACCAGGCATTTGGATCGTAGGAGCCGGTGGTGGGCGTAGCGCTTGCCGTATTCAGCAAGACTGCAGTTGAGGTGTTGTTGACCAGCGCCTGCGCTGCTGTGTTTGTGGCGCGCGAGATCCACTCGGAGTTAGCGCCGTCAATCGTCACATTAGTTGTAGGAGCAAGTGAGATGTAACTGCCGCTTGTGATCGTGACCGTGTTTGTGGCATCGAGTTCAACATCTGGCCCCAGCGTGAGTTCACCGCCATCGCCCAGATCCAGAACTGTGCTTCCGCTCTTCAGATTGAGCACGCCATTGTTTGCGGTGAGCAGTGCCGGAGGATAGGTTGCAGGGTCGCTCTTATCGGTGAGTACCACTTCTGGCACACCGTTTGTGACTCGAACTTCTGTTAAGCCAACAACGCGCTGTGCGGATTGGGTGGCAACTGTTGCGATTGTGATCGTCAACTTCAAGAAGGCAGCATCGGCTGGTGCTGTCATAGTCGTGAAGTCTGGAGCAATTCCGTAGAAGTCAGGAGCCGTGATGCCTGTCGGAGATTGCAACTGAGTGAATGTGTAAGTAGCAGAGTCGAATGACGCGCCTGAGATGGCGGTGACCCCATCGGACTTGTAAAACTGGCAGACAAGTTTGGCAGTCGCCTGGGTGCTCGGCGTGCCGCCGTCGAATGTCGCCTCAGCGTAAAAGGCAAAGGAGCGAGAAAGCGATGACGCAACAGGGATGTAGCGCGTGAGCGTTGCACTTTTGCCAGTCAGGGTGCCGCTGGCAATGGTGAAAGTCAGTACATTGCCAGAGCCTACGCCAGCGTCAGAGACGATGGCTGCGGTGATCGCGCCAGCGCTGTTGACATCGGTGAATGTCCAGTACGGCAGTGGATTGCTTTCGGTGATCGTGTCTCCGGCCGCGTCAGGCGGAATGGCAAAGTCGCCGTTCGCTACGCCGGCCTGAATCTCACGCAGCGCGGCAGGACCAAAGAGCAGCGCCGTCTCACCGTCGCTCGATGTGCTGACGAGCGGCGCGCCCTTGTCTGCGTTGACTCCGCCCTCAAATGCGCCGAAGCCTTCTAGGTTTGTGCCGTACTTACCCATCGTTATTCTCCTCCGACAAGGACGCTCAGGCCCTTCAGATACTGCCGTCGGAAGTCTCCTTGGACTTCATACTCGACTTGATACGAGCCGCCACCCTG